AGAGATTTTGATTATGAAGCAGAGTTGAACAAAATAGCTGAAGAAAAAATTGAACTAACTTCAACAGGAAGGGCAAACCCAAATGCTAGAAGTTCCCAAGATGGACTGAATAAAGGAAAAACTGCATTTTACAAAGTTAGATATGTTTATACAAATGATAATTTCTTAGAGAATAAAAGTGGAACTTCAAGGGAGTTTTGTGAAAAGATGATGAAGGCTAAAAAGATTTATCGTAAGGAAGACATTATGAGAATGAGCAAGTCAGGAGTTAATGCAGGATTTGGTCCTGAAGGTGCTAAAAATTATGATATTTTTCTTTGGAAAGGCGGACCACAGTGTTTCCATTTTTGGTTGAGACAAATCTACAAAGCACCAAAGACTGATGACAATTATGTTTACTATCCTGATAATGTTCAAGATGAGAAAAACATAGGATATACAAAAGCAAGAAAAGAAGGATTTACTGCAGAAAAAAATGATAACCTTGTAGCAATCCCACCAAGAAAAATGAAAAATAATGGTTACTTAAAATCAAGATAATATGGCAACAGGATATGTACTTTTTATAAGTGAAGAAAAATTAAAAGATAGCACAGCCATATCATTGAATGTTGATGTTCAGCTACTGCTACCTTTTGTAAAACAGGCTCAAAAGCTATATGTAGAAACTAAGCTTGGAACAAAGCTAAATGATAAATTGAAATCCTTAATTGTAGCAGGAACGGTAAATGCTGCAGGGAATGAATATTATGCCACTTTACTGAATACTTATATTGGTGATATGTTACCAAACTTTGCTTTGTACCACGCTATTCCATTTCTAAGATTTAAGGTGGAAAATGGCAATATTTATTCCAAGACTTCAGAAACAGGAACTTCATTAAATACTGAAGAAGCACAAAGTTTGAGGTCAGAAGTTGTAAATACAGGTGAATATTATATGGAGAGAATGATTGAATACATTACAAATAATCTTATTGAGTTTCCTGAGTATCAAACCAATACAGGTGCAGATGTTAATCCTGACCAAAATGCTTATTATGGTGGAATGAATTTAGAAAGTTGCCGAGACCAATGTAACACGATAACTCTTAGAAGTTTTATAAATCCAATGGATTAATGAAGAAGAACTACAAGACTAAAAAATCAAATAAAATTAAGTTGAAATCATACTTAAAAAAAAATATTAAAAATGAAGGAAGTTCAAGACAGCCTACAAGTAGGGCTAGCAAATAGCACAGCTATAGTTTTCAGTATAACGGAATGTAATGATATTTTAACCTTAGTATCATTAATTTTAGCAATAACATTTACTATATATAAATTTATAAAATTTGAAAAATCTAAATAAATGGGCAATAAAATTCATTTTAAAGGTTCTAAGCTATTTAATAGCAGAAATAAAGAACTACAACCCTTCTGAGGTTGTAAGTCCATTAGAAGTCTTAAAAAGCCCAAAAAACAACGCTTCCATCAATCTTTTATTGATAAGAGATACCTTCACCAAAAAATCAACAATAGGTGAATTATTTCTTAATGGTGAATTAATGTGTGATACACTTGAAAATCCGTGAATAGATAATGAAAGGAACTTTTCTTGTATTCCTGAAGGTGAATATGATGTAAGGCTCAGACTACCAAGAGAAAGTGCTACAAGAGAATATATTCATTTGTTAGTTCAGGAAGTCCCAAATAGAAATTGGATTTTATTTCACAGGGGCAATACTGCAAAAGATACAAGGGGTTGTATTCTAGTAGGGCTTGGAAGTCAACAGGATATTGTTCAAAACTCAGTTTTAGCTATGGACTTGTTAATCAAAGAAATACTAAATTTGGGTGGTACAAAAATAAAATTAATAATCAAAAATAAATAAAATGAAAAAGTTTTTCCAAAAGTATTTAATAGGGCAAATGTTAAAATCTAAAAAGTTTTGGTATGCCATCAGTTCTGTTGTAGTTCCTGCTATAGTTACCTTTTTGGGTGTAGATGAAGCTACAGCCACTCAACTTTACCACGCTATTTTAGTGTTAATAGTAGGGCAAGGAATTGCTGATGTATCAAAGGGATAATCGTTACAGACTAAAGCCACACGAGGTACTTGCTTTAAGTGAAATGCGTAAGACTGATAGCAGGAATGTTCTTGTTATTGGAGATTTACACGAACCATTTTGTTTAGACAAGTACCTAGATTGGTGTATTGACCAATATGAAACTTATAATTGTACTGAAGTAGTTTTTATTGGAGATGTAATTGATAATCATTTTTCAAGCTACCACGAAAGTTCTGCTGATGGAATGGGTGGTTCTGACGAGTTAGAATTTGCTATAAAAAGAATTGCTAGATGGTTTGAAGCATTTCCAAAAGCAAATGTAATTATTGGTAACCACGACCGATTGATTATGAGAAAGGCTCAGAGTTCAGCAATACCAAGTAAGTGGATAAAATCCTACAAAGAAGTTTTAGAAGTTCCAACTTGGAATTTTGTTGAAAGATATGTAATTGATAATGTTCAGTATATTCACGGAGAAGGTGGAACTGCATCTACAAAATGTCGTGCTGATATGATGAATACGGTACAAGGTCATTTACATACCCAATGTTATGTTCAGAATTTTGTAGGTCAGAACTTCAGGATTTTTGGAGTTCAAGTTGGCTGTGGTATTGACCACGAAAGTTATGCTATGGCCTATGCTAAATATGGTAAAAAACCTGCTATCGGCTGTGTAGTTGTACTAAATAATGGGAAAACCCCAATCAATTTGTTAATGCCTTTATAGGTTTTGACACCCTTTTCACACTTTTTATTTTAAATTTTACTAGATTGAAAACGCATTTCTGTTAAGAAAAGTGTTAATAAATTAGGAATTGGTATTTATATTGCTTATCTTTACTATACAAGAGAAGGAAAAAGTAGTATCAGAAATTAAGAAGCGAAACTCTTCATCTAAAAACTAAAAAGTTCTTCAATCTTATCTAAGTGACAAAGAGTTCTCTTACCAAAATAGAGTAAAAGCACCCACTCAAAAGGGGCTAAAATTAAAAATCACAAAATGAAAGATAGAAAAATAGTACAATTAAGTCTAGGGAAATACAACAGGATATTCAAAACAGACACTCCACTTTGGTCAGACCTTCACGATTATTTCTCAAACCCTGCAGCAATAAATAGAGCCGAGTACAACCTGATTTGCTCAAAGAGAGATATTAGCCTTTGGACTAAGCTAAAAATGAAACCCAATAGAGGTTGGAAAGTTTCAGACGCAAAAACCTACTTTAACATAAAAGGCTCAGGAGAAAAATTGTTAGCAGACTTTATGGAAGTCTATAATCAATATCAAGAGTTAAAAGCAGAAATGCACAAAATCACAACATCAGGAAACCAAATTAGTCTAACTGCATAATAATCAGAGGGTGTAAAAGCCCTCATAATACAAAAAAATAAAATGTACCAATACGATATAAAATACGAAAACGAAATTATGGACATAGTTACTGAGAGTTTTACAAAACTTTCTGAAGCTAGAAAAAGAATAAAAGGAATAAATCAAAGCCCTGATTGTTTACTAATAAGGACTTGGAGATATTTAGATGGAAAATACTTGGGGGATATTCCACCAAGAATAAGGTAATTTAAAAAAAAAAGAAAATGGAAGAAAATACAAATATATGGATAGTCATAAATGAGCATACTTTAAATACAATGAAAGGAAAAAACGGAAGGACTGCAAAATTCCTGACTGAAGCAGAAGCAAATGAAAAAGCAGCATCAAAACTAGAGTTATGGGCTTGTATCAATATTCACTTTAATCACAAATGGATAAATCACAAAATATAAAGTGTTAATAAAAGTGTTAATAAATTAGGAATTGACAAAAAGATTGATTATCTTTATAGTAAGAAAGGAAAGAAAACCCTTTTATAATTAAAAATCACAAAATGACAGAGCAATATTTAGATAGCATTTACCTACCAAAAAAAAGATATACCATAAAAAATTCAGAATTATCTTTTGATAGCATAGAAGAACTAACAGATTTTGTAATAATTCAGGGAATTTGCCCAAGTGCAAAAGTAATAGATAAAGGAGTTGAAACTTCAGAAACAATTCAAGATTTTATAGTTTACTAAAAATTAATCAGAGGTTAAACCCTCATAAAACAAAAAAAGAAAATGGAAAAATATACAGAAAATGAAGTAAGAGAATTTAAAAGATTTTTAAACGATTTAAGAGAAAGTGGAACAACTAACATGTTTGGGGCAGGTCAAAACCTAGAATACGAATTTGGTTTAGAAAAAGCAGAAGCAAGAAAAGTCCTATCAAGTTGGATGCAAAACTTTAAAAAATAAAATTAACTAAAAAAGAAAAGAAAATGAGATTTGAAAAGTACAAGCAGAACCTAAGAAAAGAAGGCGATTTTATAATTAGCTACACTACAAAAGTGGCAAGAATTAACAGAGGTGAAACTCACCTCACAGAACTAGGAATTTGGTCAGCTACAACTACAAGGCATATTAATTATGCAGCTAAAGAACTAGGATTGACATTAATAAATTATAAATCAAAAAAATAAAATAAAATGAAATATTTATCAGACTATATGGAAGAAAGACAAACAGCACTTTTTAAAAAAACAGGTACAATTTTCGCATTCAGCGATAAGCAATTTTTAGAGAATAAAAAAGAAGGAGTAAAATATGTACAACTAGGTCAGGGAATGTTAACAGAAAAACCTTTTGTAAAGGAAGTAATAGAAGGACTTGATACAATCTACAAAGAAAGTATTAAGCAGGATATTAAGGAAAATGGCAAAAACAAAATAATACTTAGGGAATTACAAAATCACGAAGCCTTCTATGTAGGGAATATAGAAGAAACAATTCATAAATTAGAAGACTATCCAATTACAGAGGACGAAATATCACATATCTTTTCTAAGAATTGGGCAAAATATTCAGACCAATAAAAAAATTTAAAAATAAGTGTTAATAAATTAGTTTATAACATTTATTTTGTTTATCTTTATACTACAAGAAAAGAGTAGAAGCAACCACTCAGAAGGGGCTAGAACTAAACATCACAAAATGAAAAATCCTACAAAAGAAAAAGTCTTATCAGAAATTTTTAACTCAGATTATCAAGGAATTTTAGAAGAAAAAGAAAATAAAATTCAAACCAAAAAATTCTACAGAGTAATTACTCCAAGCACATTCTCAAATCAAACTTACATTTCAACATTAGAAAAAGCTCAAGATTGGATTAAAGAATGGTCAGGACTAGGACTAAGAAGCAGAAGTAAATATTGGGAGCAACAAGCAGCACTTTGCAAGATAGAAGAAGTCACAGAAACATTTATTCAAATAAAATAATAATCAGAGGGGGCAACCCCTCAAAAAAAAACAATTATGAAAAGAGAAACTACCTATTGGAAAATGAAGGAAGCAGTTACCGAACAAGAAGCTATAGTGTCAATCATAGATACCATTCAGCACAATCCATTATTCCTAAATAAATGCACAAGTACAAACTTTGCAATACTAAAAAACTTTGATACAAGAGGACAAAAATACTTCCTGAGTAAGTTAGTTTGGGAGCAAGTCAGGGATTTATTCATAGAAATAAAAACTGCATATTACAATTCACTAGATTATTCAACTAAATTTTAAGAAAATGGCAATAGAAAAACTAAAATGTTACGACTTTTTCTTCTATCCAAATGGAGAATATACAACCAAATCAGTTTGGAGTTCAAAATTATACACCTTTGATAATGACCTGCAGGAAGTCAGCACTCAAATAAGAATTTTTGGAACTGATAAGCAGGTTGATAAAACCCTAGATGATTACATAAATATTACAGGGCTTAACTTAGATGAAAGTTTCACCTATAAAATAGAAAAGGAAGGAACTCACTTTTACAATAAGGAAACAAATAAAAAGATAGCAGCAAAATTAACTGACTACAAAACGCTTTATAATCAATCTGATAAAAAAGCATTAATTTTAAGAATGGTATAATGACTGACAAAGAATTAAAGAAACTATCAAAACAATTAACTCAGGACGCAAGAAGAATTTTTGAAGAAAAATATTACTTAATACCAAAAGATGAACTTCTGACTAAAGAACTTCATAGCATTCAAAGTTCATATTGTAAAGATAATGATACAACCTTTGTTGGAAAAGACGAAATGGGTGAAGACTTCTCAATTACTTTTGATACCATAGAATTATTAAGGTGGTCAGACATAAGTTGGTGGAAAGAAAAAGCAATTAAATATCTAACAGATTTAAAATGTTAATAATTATGTTTATATTTGTAAACACAGGAACGCTGAAGCCTGAGAAAGTAGGCAACAAAAAAAATAAGAAATGAGTAAATTTAAAACAATCAACATTCACGGAAAGCAGTATGTGGAAGTACACGAAAAAATCAAATATTTTAGGGAAAACTTTAAAGGTTGGGCAATGACTTCTGAATTCATAGAACTAACAGAAAAAAGATGTACCATAAAAACCTCAATAGCTAATCAAGATGGATATGTTATAGCAACAGGAATAGCTTATGAAACTGAAGGTTCAACATTTATTAATAAGACTTCCTTTATGGAAAATTGCGAAACATCAGCAAATGGAAGGGCTTTATCAAATTTTGGAATTGGAATAGAAACAGGCATTGCTTCTGCAGATGAGGTCAAAACTGCCATAGACCAAAAAACTCCTAGCCTGAAGGAAAAAGTGGTAAAGATAGCAGAACCTTCAAAACTTCCTGAAGACAAATTTAAGGCTATCCTAAAGGCTTTGGAGCAAGGAAAAGTTAAGGAAGTAAAAGCAAGATTGCCAAAATATGAATTATCAAAATCACAAGCATCAATAATTAATCAAATAATCAAAACTAAATAAAAAATGGACAAAAAAATCGTAACGCTGAAAAGCACAAAATCATTAGCTGACAATACATTAAAGGCTGTAAAAGGTAAAAAATTAATCTTAGTAAGTGAAATAACACAAAATGAAAAACTGCATTTTATACTTGAAAATCCTGAAGGAATAAGAGTTATAATGGAAGCATCTAATTGTCAAATAATTACTAATAAAAAAAATAAATAAAAATGGAACTAGTCGGAAAATTAATCAAAATAAATCCTGAAAAAGGTGGAACAAGTAAAC